ACATTTACATGATTTTGGTGTGTTTATTGAATTAGAGCCTGATGAAGAAGAAAAGTCTTTACTGGAGCAGAATATACAATTAGCATTACAGTCGGGTAAAATAGAATTAGATGATATTATAGATATCAGAATGGTTAAAAACCTGCAATTAGCTAATATGCTTTTAAAAGTTAGAAAGGCAAGAAAACAAGAAAATGATTTAGCTTTAGAAGAAAAAAGAACTAAAATGCAATCTGATGCAAATGCTCAGTCAGCTCAAGCTGCTGCTCAAGCTAGAACTCAAGAAAACACTGTTAAGAGTAAGTCAGAGGCTCAATTGCTTCAGATGACTAATCAGATGGATTTACAAAAACTAGAGGTTAAAGCTAAGTTAGAAAAAGAATTAGAGGCTATGAAGTTTCAGCACGCTATGGAATTAAAAAAGCTAGAGATTGAAGGTTTTGCTAGCAGAGACGGTAATAAAGAAGATAGAAAAGATAAAAGAACAGAGAAACAGGCGTCACAACAAAGCAGAATGATTAGTCAAAGAAAAAAAGACTTACCTCCAACAGATTTTGAAGGAGAGAATCAACAGCAAGTACAAGGGCCTCCAATGGGAGAAATGCCTCCAATGGGAGGGCAAATGCCACAACAAGCGCCACAAGATCCAATGCAGGGAATGATGGAAAAGATGAACCAACAAAACATGTTGTAATTTATCTTACTTTTGTAAAGTAAAATATAATTTAATTAAATATGAGTGATGAAACAATAAAGGTAGACCTTGCCCAAAAGGGTGACTCTGCTAATAAAGACCAATCTAGTGATGTAGATTTTAAAGTAGATTTATCTAAACCTCCAGAAGCTGAAGAAACTTCAAAGGATGAGAGTAAACCAAAAACTGAAGAAACATCAAAAGAGGGTGATGAACCAAAGGTAGAAACTAAATCAAAAGATGAAGAAAAGCCAGAAGTTCAAGATAAAAAACAAACTAAAGAGGAAATATTAAGCGCGTATTTGACAGATAAATATGAGTTAGATATTAATTCTTTAGAAGACGTTCTTTCAAATAAGGATAAAAAACAAGTTAATAAACTTCCTGAAGAGATTGAAAAGTATCTAGAATATAAGAAAGATACTAATAGAGGGTTAAAAGATTACATGAAGCTACAACAAGATTTTGATGAAGCTAATCAAAGTGATCTTCTTGTTCAGTATTATAAAGAAACAAATCCAGGTCTCAATGATGAGGATGTGTCTTTTTTAATAGAACAAAAGTTTGAATATAAAGAATCTATTCATACAGACTCTGAAAAGAAGGTTAAAGAACTTGAAAAGAAAAAAGAATTATTTAAAGCTAAACAGTATTTTAATGATTTAAAGGAAAAATACAAGTCTCCGCTTGAGTCAAGCAATGAGAATGTACCTGATGAATATAAAGAGGCGTTTAGTAATTATAATAAGTACCAAGAAGAATCTAAAAAAAACAAAGAGATTCAAGATAATCAACGTGCTGTCTTTGACGAAAAAACAAGAAAACTATTCAATGACGATTTCAAAGGTTTTGAATTCAATGTAGGAGAAAAAAGTCTTGTTTATCAACCTAAAGACTCTAAAGATGTTATGGAGAAAAACAGTAACCTTAACAATTTTATTTCAAAACACATTGATGAGAAAGGCTCTTTGAAAAGCGCTGCTGATTACCATAGAGCTATGGATATAGCTATGAATCCTGAAAAGTATGCAAAATTCTTTTACGACCAAGGTAAATCTGACGCCGTAAATGAAGTTGTCAAAGACGGGAAGAATATTAATATGGACGTTAGAAGCAAGGTTGATTCTTCGACAACAGGAACTAAATTCAAGGTCTTACAAGACTCTGGAAATTTTAGTTCTGGATTAAAAATCAAAAAACGTTAAATTATTTAAAAAACTAAAAAATGGCACAAACTATAACATTTGGAGGAAACGGAGCCTTAGGAGGTTCTACTTCTCTTACGCCAGCACCATCTAAGGGGTTACAAAACTCAAACTACCTTAGCAATGCTGACTATACTTTCGCACAACAATTCATGCCTGACTTGTATGAGAAAGAATTTGAAAAATACGGAAACAGATCTATCGCTTCTTTTTTAAGAATGGTAGGAGCTGAACTTCCATCTAGTTCTGATTTAATCAAATGGACTGAGCAAGGAAGATTACACGTACAAGGATCAGGAACAGTTACTGATGGAAACACTTTAGCAGTTACAGGACACAACTTTAGAACAAATCAAACGATTATCGTATCTAATGCTGCTGGATCAGTACAAGTAAAAGCTTTAGTTACAGACGCAAGTGCAGCTGACTCTGTTGAGGTAGCACCTTATTCATTAGCTGATATGGTGACAGGTACAGGGTCTTTTTCTGCAAATGACGCTGTAAAAATCTTTGTATTCGGTTCTGAATTTAAAAAAGGAACTAACGGAATGGTTGGATCTTTGCAAGCTGATTTTGAAGCTAAAGAAAACAACCCTATCATCATCAAAGACAAGTATGAAGTTAGTGGTTCTGAATTAGCACACGTTGGATGGGTAGAAGTAACTACTGAAAACGGAGCTTCTGGATACTTATGGTATTTAAAATCTGAGCACGAAACAAGATTAAGATTCGAAGACTACCTTGAAACTTCAATGGTAGAAGGAGAACCAGCTGCTGCTGGATCTGCTGCTTTAGCTGCAGGTTACAAAGGTACAAAAGGTCTTTTCTATGAAATCGAAAATGGAGGAAACACTTCTTCAGGAGATATCACAGACAGAGATGACCTTGAGGCTTTTGCTAAAGTTCTTGATAAAGAAGGTGCAATTCAAGAAAATGTACTTTTCGTAAACAGAGATACTTCTTTCAAAATTGATAGAGTATTAGCTGATCAAAATAACTCTGGAGCTTCTACAAGTTCTTATGGTTTATTTGACAACGACGAGGATATGGCTTTAAATCTAGGATTTACTGGATTTAGAATTGGATATGACTTTTATAAGTCTGACTGGAAATACTTAAACGATGCTACTACAAGAGGTAACATTGGTGGTATTGACGGAATCATGGTTCCTGCTGGGACAACTACTATCTATGACCAGGTATTAGGACAAAACGCTAAACGACCATTCTTACATGTTCGTTACCGTCAGTCTGCTACTGAGGACAGAAAGTATAAGTCTTGGGTAACTGGATCTGCTGGTGGAGCATCTACTACAGATAAAGATAACATGGAAGTACATTTCTTATCAGAAAGAGCACTTTGTGTTATGGGAGCAAACAATTTCATATTGATGCAATAATACCTTTAAAGAGGGTGTCTTATGGATGCCCTCTTTTTTTTAATTTAATTTAATTTTTAATATAATGGCAACAAAAACTACTAAAAAAGGCTATTCTGGTCTTTTCCCTAATATGCAACCAAAAACTAGGGTTTTCATTTTAACAAGCAATAGAACACCAATAAGACATATGATCGCTGTAAAACACACGGCATCAAAACCACTTACATTTAATGATAGTGGATTAAACAGAGCTTTGAGATGGGCCACGAATCAAGTTACTCCTTTTGTTGATGAACAAGATGGATTAGCTACATTACAGCCAATAATTTTTCAAGATGGTAAATTAGTTGTTGATTCATCACAAATGAATTTACAAAAGTTTTTAATGATACATCCTGCGTTTGGTGTTAAATTCGAAGAGTTTGACAAAGAAAAAGACGCAAGCGAACAAGTTGAAACAATGGCTAGTAAGTTAGATGCTCAAATAGCAGCTAAAGATTTAGATATTAATGACCTAGAAGCAATCGCAAGAGTTGTTTTAAAAGGTAAAAGCAATATATCTTTAATGACCTCATCAGAATTAAAAAGAGATATGATAATCTGGGCGGGAAATAATCCAGAAGAATTCATGGATCTTTTAAATGATGAAAATTTAAAACTTCGAAACCTTGCAGTTAGAGCTGTAGAGATGGGTATACTTCATGTTAAATCTGACAACAGAACAGTTGTATGGGGAGACAAGAAAAGCCAAAAAGTTATAGTTGTTCCTTACGGAGAAAACGTATATAGTGGATTAGCTTTGTTTTTCAAAACAGATGAAGGCTTGGATGTTTTACAAAAAATCACAAATAGTTTATAAAACTAACCAATTACTGTTAAAGGAGAGAAGGAGGTTGCAATTTGCGACCTCTTTTTTTTTGTACTTTTGTAAAAAATATATCCCATGATTAACAGTGTAAGAAACACAGTCTTATTTTTATTAAATAAAGACAATAGAGGGTACATTGCTCCTTTAGAGTATAATTATTTTGCAAAGCAAGCTCAATTAGAAATATTTGAACAGTATTTTTCTGATTATTCAAAAGCAGTACAACTACAAAACTCTAGAAAAAAAGCAATAGGGCATGGAGATACCGTGTCTCAAATTCAAAACAAAATTGACATATTTACGGTCAGCTCAATTTTAAATTACAATGATATTAACTCTCCTTCTGTTGGAGGTGTAAATGACTATTTTATTCTTCCATCTAATCTTTATAAACTTATAAACGTTACGTATAAAGGAAAAATTGCTCAAGGAGTTCCTACTTCTAAATTTGATATGTTAAATAGTAGCAACCTTACAGCTCCTTCTATAACTTATCCTATCTATAAAAGAAATGGTTCAAATATTTTTGTGAGACCTCTGAGTATTAATTATACAGCTCAAACCCCACAAGGTACAGAGCCGCCGTTAATTTGTAATTACGTAAGAAAACCTATAGATCCTGTTTGGGGATACAACACAATAAACAGCGATCCTGTATATAACTCAGATTCTTCAACTAATTTTGAAATACCTTCTTCTGATGAAACATCTCTTGTTATAAAAATATGTAAATTAGCAGGACTGAGTATTAGGGAAAATGATGTTGTGCAGGCAACTACAGCAATGGAAGGTATCGAATATCAAAAACAAAACTCATAGATTATGCCTATAATTGGACAAGACTTAACGCAATCTCAATATTATCAAAACGAAGGGAATACTCCAACTAATGATAATTGGGGAACATATCAATATCTTTTATTGGAAGATATTATAAACAATTTTTTATTAAGCTATGTTGGTGATGATAAGGTGATTAATAAAGTTGATAGAAATGAAGTAGTTTTTCATGCAAAAAGAGGGTTACAGGAAATTCATTATGATGCATTAAGAGAGATATTAGGTTTTGAAGCTCAAGTTCCTGAAACACTACAAATGCATTTACCACATGATTTTGTAAGCCTTGTGAAAGTTTCATATGTAGGGTCAGATGGCTCAACACACGATATAGTTCAGAACTTTAATTCAAAAATCACTAAATCTTATTTGCAAGATAATAGTGCTCAAAAAAATATTTTACTAGATTCTAGCGGAAATGCATTAACTGGTACTCCAGTAATAGAAACTAATTGGAGAAACAAGAGGCCAGATGGTCTAGGAAGCACAGGGAAGCTGTCTAAAGGAAAAAGATTTGGAATGGACACTTCTACAGCAAACAGCAACGGAAGTTATCTTATAGATAAAAACTTAGGTATGATTTTATTTAGCTCTAATCTTCAAGAAGAAAATATTATTATACAATATGTTTCTGATGGAGTTTATGGGTTGTCTGATAGTGAAATAAAAGTTCATAAGTTAGCTGAAACTTTTATGTATGACTACCTGCAATCAACAATATTAAAATCAAAGTTTGGAGTACAAGAGTATATTGTTAGAAGAGCTTCTAAACAATCATCAGCTTCACTAAGAAATGCTAAGATTAGATTAAATTCAATAAAACTAAACGAATTAACTCAAATATTGAGAGGTCGTGATAAGTGGATAAAGTAATATGAAAATACAAAACACCTTTTCAAAAGGAAAAATGAACAAGGATTTTGATGAGAGACTTGTTCCTGACGGAGAGTATATTGACGCTTTAAATGTTAGAGTTGTTAATACAGCTGGTTCTGATGCTGGTGCAGTTGAAAATGAAAAAGGAAACACTAAATTAACTTTTATCTCTGAAGCAAATAACCCTATATGTATAGGATCTGTTTCAGATGAGGTAGGAGAAAAAATATATTGGTTTGTTGTAAATTCCTTAAATCATTCTTTTGTATACGAATATAATTCAGAGACAGCAACCATGTCTGTTTTACTTCAAGACACAAGAAGTGCAAACGATCAAGTTTTAAACTTCAATGAATATTATAAGGTTACGGGAGCTAATGTTGTTTACAACACATCTACTAACCAAAATCTTTTATTGTGGACAGACGGATATAATCCTCCTAGGTGTATTAACATACAAAGAGCTAAAACGTATGGAGTAAATAACTTTATAGAAGAAGATATAAACTTATACAAAAAACCACCTAAAAAAGCACCTACAGTCACTCCTTATAGTACGGCTCAAGTTACAGAGAATGCTGTAAAGGAACAGTATTTTGCTTTTTCTTACAGGTATAAATATTTAGACGGAGAGTATTCTGCGTTATCTTCATTTACAGACTATCAATTTACACCATCTACAAAGTTTAGATTAGATTACAACACAATGGAGAATCTATCTATGCTTAATTTATTTAACGCGTATAGAATAGGTTTTAATACAGGAGATAAAAGAGTTACAGATATACAAATATGCTTTAAAAACCCTAACTCTAATTTAATTTTTGTAGTAGAAAACTTAAATAAGAAAGAAAAAGGGTATCAAAATGAAACAGAAAAAACTTACTCTTTTAGTAATAAAAAAATATACAGAGCTCTACCTGATGATGAATTAGGTCGTATATATGACGACGTTCCCTTAACAGCGAAAGCTCAAGACTTTATACAAAATAGAGTTGTATATGGAAATATAACTAAGCAATATGACTTAGTTAGAGTAGAAGGAGAAGATGAAAAAATAAAAATAGATTATACTGCTGAAAAAGTGTCTTTATCTCAAGACGGATACGAAGGAACCTCTTCATTAAACTCAAATCAAACTTTATTTACTTTAGATTTCACTAATTTTGATTTGAATAAGGGGTATTCTGTTTTTTTAGGATTAGCTTTAGAGTCTGCCGAAGCTGGTACAGCTCCCAATGTCTATTTTAATGGAGAATTTGTAGGTGATAATGCGGTTGAATTAACAGAGAGTTATAATAATGCTCAAGAGTTTTCATCTTCAAACGACTTTGAGGAGCTTATAACTGCTTTATCAAATAATTTTTCAACTTTAGTTACAACAACAACACCTCCTGATAACGTAGCAATTACTTATGGTTCTTTTTCTTTAGAATCAACCACAACAAACACATTAACATTATTAGCTCCTTCTATAATTCATAAAGTGGATAATACGCCAGGAGACACAACTGATGTAAACTTTACAAATATAGAGGAGCCTTTTAAATTTACAACAGAATCATCTTTTTATGTTAGAGAAACAAATTCAAATTTATCTTTAAAAAGTAATAGAAGTTATGAGTTTGGATTGGTTTATTTAGATAAAGACGGCAGGTATTCTTCTATTATACCAGCTTCTAACACTTCTGGATATAATTCTTCGGAGATATTTGTTCCAGTGGAAAATTCTGTTGACTTAAACAGGGCTAAAATAACTATAAACCACCTTGCTCCGTATTGGGCTGATAGGTATAAATTCTTTATTAAATCTAATAGAGATAAATTTTATAATGTTTACAGTACTATATTTTATGAAGACGGTGTTTATCGTTGGGTTTTAATGACTGGTAATAACATTCATAAAGTTGAAGCTGGGACAAACTTAATTGTAAAATCTGATGATAATGGGCCTTTGATAAAAGAAGTTAAAGTAAAGGTTCTTGCGTATGAAACAAAGAACGCTTTAGATATAGATCAGTCTACAGAGAACGCTTCTAATGAAGGGTGGATAGAGAACAATGTAGACGCTGCCGATGAGCCTATTAAGGAGATAGCAGGTGTTTATATGAAAATAAAACCAGTTGGTTTTTCAATGGATTTTAATCCTAATAATTTTGCCACATACGAAAACAGCGGTAAAATAAAATGGGGATTAGGAAGAAATGGATATGCTAACGCGACTATACCTAAAGAATCTGAATATGGAATATCTCAAGTAAAAGAAGGTTCTAATTATGTTAATTTAGATATAAACACTGGATCAACTGTTAGTTTTAGATTTGATGCCTGGGAGGGTGCTGACTCTGATAACAATGATGCTAAGTTTTTTGAAAGATCTTATGCTGTTGGAGCTAATTATTCTGGCGACGCCCTTGTGTCTGCTTTAGAAAAATTTATAATTGCTGAAACGTCATGGGAAAAACCACAAGGACAACCATATTATGACGACCCTGATAATCAATTTCAGCTTACCTTCTCTAAAACAGGGAGTGGAGCAGCTACTAGACATTTATTAAACGTTAGAACTACAGAATTCACAAGAGGTTTAGAGAGAGGCTATATTGATGTAGAGGTAAAGTTATTGCTTGTTAATGGTTTATTGGTTTTCGAAACAGATCCTATGGATTTAGATAGCGATATCTATTATGAAACAGAGCAGACTTTTGATATTGTAAACGGATTTCATGAAGGTAATGCTCAGGATCAAACAAATTCTCAATCAGCAATAGTAAATTTAACAACAGGAAATTGTTTTTCTTTTGGTAACGGAGTAGAGAGTATTCAAGTTAGAGATGAAAGATTAGCTCCAATATATAATATTGATTTAAGACCTAACCTTTCTTTGCTTGATGGATATAGAAAAATATACAACACCACAACACTTACTTATTCAGGAGCTTATAACGAAAACAGTACATACAACTCATTAAATGAGTTTAACAATAGAAGGGGAATAACTAAAAAAATGGATGCTAAATACGGATCCATTCAAAAGTTGTTTGCTAGAGAAACAGATTTAATTGTATTTCAAGAAGATCGAGTTTCTAAAGTTTTATATGGTAAAAGCTTGGTTCATTCTTCTGATGGCAGCGCTTCTCTAACAACTGTTGAAAAAGTTCTTGGACAAGATGTTGCATATAGTGGAGAATACGGCATTTCTATAAATCCAGAAAGTTTTGCAAATTATGGTGGAAACATGTATTTCACAGACGCCGCAAGAGGCACGGTACTAAGGCTTGGACAAGACGGGTTAACTCCTATATCTTATTACGGAATGAAGTCTTATTTTAAAAACACTTTATATGGATTTAAAAACAAGTTTAATATAGGAGGAATAGACCCAAGAAACCATCAATATGTTTTATCAATGAATCAGTCAGAAATGATTGTGAACGCGCCTGAATACGATTGTGCGTCTATTCTTAACCAATATGTTTATGCGAATATATCAACCAACTACAACTTAAGTGTAGGTTCTTATGCGGGTACAGCGGTCTTACAATTTTCAGCAGGTTCTAGTGTTTCTATTTCTGTTGCTTATGGAGGCTCTACATTTACTGGTTCTGGCACATCAGGAAGTATTAACATAGATGTTTCCAATTCTGATTTAGATGTAACAAACATAGCGGTGGTTACTATAAGTTCTACGGTTAGTCAAAACGTTTCAATAACACATACTTGTCCTGTTGCACAAACAAGAAAAGTTTACCTTGTTGTTGTAAATGATCAAGACGAAGCTAATCAATCTATAACAAATAGATTTAAAGTAAATTCAAATTCTTTTTATGAAGACGAAGATGTTTTTGATGCAAGTGAATTAACTAAATTTACTTTCTTTGAAGATGTGGCAGGAACAGCATACGTTCCAGCAACAAATGACTCTGTGACAATATCTTCATTTAAGCAGATAGGGTATCACACAGGAGATTTTAATAGTTGTAATACATTAGGTTATTTAGTGTCTGCAGCAACTAATTTAACAGCTTCTCAGGTAGTCGCACAAGCAACGTATCCTACGGTAACAAATACAGAAACCTCTACGCAAGAAGAGAATTCTATAACATTTACTTTTACAGAAAGCTCTGCTGACGATAATATTTATTTAGTGTGGAATTATAAAGACGCTTTACCTGTTTTAGTTGATGACAGTATAACTGGAATTACTAATGGAGGAACTGTAACTGTAAATGTTATAGCAAATGACACGGTTCCTAGTCCATATACTTTAACTATTGTTGATCCTCCTACAAACGGAACGGCGGTAGTTGTTTCGGGAACCCCATCAACATCTATTCAATATACCCACACAGCGGGTCAAGGTTTAAATGATAGTATTACATATCAAGTCTCAAGAGGAGGTGATTGCGTTGCAACAGCAACTTTAGCAACAGAAGCTTTATCTATTAACGAAAACACTTATATCTATATTTATTTTGATAGCAGTGGTTCTATGGACAACTCTGAGAACGCCTTACAGCAAATGAGAAACAACTCATTAAAATCTGTATTACAAGATTTATACGCTACAGGAGAGACTGCAGGAAACGGAAACACTGACGCTTCTACAAACGGAAGTAATGCTTATGATTCTCATGTTATATTAAGAGACCAAACATATAACTGGACTAATGAAAGAACTTTAGCTGCTTTAACTGATCCAGATTTAAAAGATTACATAACCACAGGAAGTTTAAATTCATTTCCTAGCGATGCTGATAATGTTATATTTATGATTTTCCAAGATGAAGCGAGTACTGTTTATCATGGAGGCTCTTGGGATATAAATACAACAAGAACATCTACTTACAACACAGATGTAGCAAATTTAAGATCTAGAGTGTCTTCATTAAATTCTACAAACTCTACTTTTTATAGAGGTATAGTTTTTCAAGTAGACGGTTCTGGAGACTTTAAAGATTTAATGACTGCTGTCGAGGCAGGAACTGGGCAATACAGCGGAACTAATGGATTAAGTGATTTAAGCGCCTCTGGAGGCACATTTACTTTCGAGTATGATATAGAAGATACGATTGGATCAGGAACGCCTGATGACTCTCAAGCTCCGTTTAAACCAGCTCCGCTTACAGGAAGGTTTGATAAATGGGAGTATTATTACTTATACCACGTAACCAAGGCTTTAGATAGTTTAGGATTTGATCCTAATAACACTCTAGATTGGCCTAGAATAATAGATGATTAATGAGCACAGTAGATACAAACCAAGTAACAATAACATACGATGAAATAAATAAAGGTTGGACGTCTTTTCACTCATACGAACCTGAGTGGATGGAGCGTCTTGGTAATCGCTTTTATACCTTTAAAAACGGTAATGTTTATATTCATGAAGATAATGAAACTAGAACCAATTTTTATGGAACTAATTATGGGTGTAGCGTCACTGTATCTGTTAATAAAGAACCTTCTACGGTTAAGGTTTTTAAAACTATTGGACTAGAGTCTAATAACACAAACTGGTACGCGACATTAAATTCAGAGTTAGAGTCTGGTAAAATAGGAAGCTCATCTAATTTAAAGTTTGAAGATAAAGAGGGTATTAAATATGGATACATTAGGAGACATTCTTCTAGTGTTTTAGATTTTAATGAACTATCTATTATTGGATTAGGAAATTTACAATCTATTCCTAGCACTAATAATTATAGATTTACAAGTGATATACCAAATCAAATAACAGCAAATAATGTAGATGGAGTAGGAGGAGATGCGTTGTATTTTAATAACGGAACTTCTTTGGTAATAGGCGGTATTGACTCTATAGATGGAAATACTATAACAACAACAATATCAACAAATACACCGTCTGTGAATGATTTTTGTTTCGTTGCAAAAAACCCTAGCTCAGAATCATTTGGATTAAGAGGATATCATTCTACAATTAAACTTGTAAATCAATTTACTGGTTTTGTGGAGCTTTATTCTGTAAACAGTGAGGTAATGAAGAGCTATATGTAAATTTCGTATATTTGTATAACTAAAAAAGAATAAAAAATGGCTTTATTAACAACATTAGGATTAGTAGGTGGAGCAGCTGGTTCTATTGTGAATTTTCTTGGTGGATCCAAAGCAGCTGCAGAGGGCAGAAGAAAATTAGATCAGTTTCAATGGCAAGGTTTAGAGACTGGGGCGGCAGACGCTTTAGCTCCTTCTTTAAAACTAGAAGAAGACGCTTTAAATAAGATACAACAGAATAAAGAACGATTTGCGGATGTTGCTATGTCAGGCGGAGACGCGGGAAATATGTTAGCAATGCTTACTGCTGGAGAAGAGACAACAGGAGCTCAAGAACAAACCCTTTATGGAAACATGGGCAAGCAAATGTTTGAGGCTGATAAAATTAGAGTTCAAGACGAACAAATGAGAAGAGACATGCAAGAGAAAAGGGATTTTAATAAAGTTCAAAGCCTACAAGCTCAAGTTGCTGCTGGGGAACAACAAAAATCATCAGCAATAACAAACTTCTCTAAAACGCTTATGAGTGCTGGTATTGGACAAGAATCTGCAAATGCAGATGCTGGGTTTGACCCAATGGGAATGTTTCAGTTAGGTATGAAAAGAAAAAAGAAAAAAACAAACGAGTAATTCATAAAAATGGCATACGGAGGAGGTTATTTAGTTAAACCAGTACAAAGCGAAAACGGATCTATTGGGGAATTGTTTTTAGCTGGTCAGGCACAGGTACAGAAAGTAAGAGATAAGGTTAGGGAAGAGAGAAGAGTTCAATCAAAAGCATTGGGTGAAGCAACGGATTTTGTAGCTACAGGTATTCAGGATATGGATTCGTATTGGGCTAAAGCTGGCTCTGATGCGAGAACTAAATTAATGGAACTACAACAAGCTAATAGAAATGGAGAGATTTCTAGAAGCGAAGTGGTTGCGCAATCTGCAGCAATAACAGGAGAGATGAGTATGATAGGTCAATTACCTACCATAATAAAAGAACAAAGAGATGCAATAATAGCAGAGCAAGAAAAAGAAGGGTATTCTGGATTAACTTTAGCTGAGTTTGATCGAACCTGGTTTAAAGATATTTCTAACGGAGCTTACTCTAGTGGGCCAACTTACATACCTGCAAGAGACGCAATACCTGCGGTTCCTGATGTAGTTGCAACACAAGCCGATATTGATGGAGGAGCTGTTGATATTTATGGAAAACCAGCGGTAGCTGGCAGTATTATGAAAAAAGGGTCTGCTGCTGTTCCAAAGCAATCAGCCAAGCAAATAGACTTACAAAGCTATTACAAGCCTGTTCTTATAGGTAATAAACAACATATGGAGTTTACTTACCAATACCTTGAAAAAGGAAGTAATGAAGTAAAAACAAAAACAATATTAAAGCCTTTAAGAGATCATATAAATCCAAGCAAGAAAAAATACTTTAAAGTAGACGACAAAAAAGAAGTTGCTGCTTTCAAAAAAAACATTGGAGACACAGGGTTTACTTTTACAGGAGCAGACGGGGTACAGCAGTCTATATTCCAGCCAATGCAAACAACTGCTAATGGCACTCAGATAATGGGTAGAATTGCTGACCCTAAAGATGTTGAATATGTGCAGAGAGCTATAGAACAAGAAATAACATCTAAAAGTATGGATTGGATGGCGGCTTATGCTTTTGATGTTTTAGGAGCAAGAACTCCTTTTGGAGATGGCGCCACAGGAATACCTTTAACAGATGAACAAATAGAGAGAAAATTTCCTTCATCTATATATTTTGATTATGATTCTTCAACGGCTAAGGGTTCTGCAATTGAATTTGAAGACGATCCTTTGATGCTTGATGTTGATGAGCAAGGAAATACTGTTTTGTCAGAAAGCACTATTAAGCTAGTGAAAGCTCATTATAGAAATCAATTAATGGCTTCTATAAATGTGGATACTGAGGTTTATAAAGATAGAGCAAGAGCGTCTACAACAAGAAGTCCAAAAGACACAAACACAAGAATTGCTCCAG